TTTGTTAGTTGCATCCCACTCAATTACACGACCTTGGGCACCAGTTGTTGCCTGTGTAATGAGTTCGTCTGCTTGATAATTGGTACTAATTGTACCAGCGATTTTTAATGCATTGGTAGTTCTTGCTGTTGCGACAGAGGCCGCAGAACCACCAGCGTTTGGGTTCTTTAAAATACCAACTCTTCTAAAATCGTTTACTTGTGTTGCATCTGAATCAGAAGGTTCAAACTTTCCTTGAACCATAACATAGTGACCACCAAGTTCTGCAATGTCATTTGTACCATGTCCACCAGCAGGTTCGATGATAGGAGTGATTGTACCGGCAGTCGCATTATTCCAAGATGTCAAAGTTGAACCAGAAATTAATGTTGATGCATTTGTATCTGTATAAATGTTTGTTCCTGTCAAGTCTACTACTGCGAAGGAATATCCCACACCAGCATTTTGCATACTTGTAAATGATGAACCATTACCAAACTCTTGGATTGCACCACCAGATACAACCAGTTTAATGATTGCAGTTGTCGTACCATCACCACGAACCTTAGTATAGAACGTACCATTTGGATATGATGAACCACCACTTGTTACCATAACAACTTGGATAGGACGGTTCGCCGCAGAGTTTGCTGTCGTTGAGACAGGCATAAAGTCTGTGGTTAAGAAGTTCTGAACTTCTGAAGTTGTCAGAGAGTACATAAACTTTAAGTAATAATTTGCATCGTGCCAGAATGGGCCTGTCTGTTCAGAAGTCGGTTCTGCACCAGAGATGTTTGATGCACCAGTTTGAACAGGGTCACCATTGTATAATACTTTGTATACACGATTTGCCGAAGTCATGAAGTAGTAAGTAGAATCATATACTGAAGTTGAACCACTTGATGTTGTTGTTTTTGCTGGGTATGAACCTGTAGTTGTTCCACCAGATACATCGTGACGATACATATCAAATGCAGATGATGTTGCATAATCCCTACGAGGTATTGCAAAAGTTGTATTGGTTGTACCAATTAATTTTGCAGCAAGCATATCATCCCAATAATACGATTCTGGTGCAACACTATCAACAGGTGCTGGGGGAAGACTATCAGAAGTCGCACCCTCAGATGTCCAAGGTTGTGATTTACCTACGAACATATAATACTTGTCTGTGCCAAATGAATCCTTAAAGGCTGTGGCACTAGACTGTCTAAATTTTTCTGTGATAATTGCTGCCATTGTTTTTTCCTATAATCTTATTTATTCATACTGTTAAAGTGGGTTGAAACTCTCTTACTGTGCAATCTCCCATGCTGTAAGACATTCAAGCCCATCGTGTGAAAGAAGAATGGGCGCATTAGAATTGTAAGAACTCATGCGTACATCTAACGTCATCTGCGTAGTTTGCCCTGCGATAAAAGAAAACTGTGCGGCTTGAGCTTGGTAATAACTCTGCATTGTCGCTTGGTTGTACATAAAAATTGCCGCATCCGCATTGCCGCCTGATGTCATTAAATTTGAGCTATCCTTACCAAAAAACATTTGAATACCACCAGCGCCTGAACTGTTCATTCTCATTTGCCCCGACCATTGAACAAGAATTTTTGAGTTTGAAAACAATGGAGTGATATTCAGAGACTGTATTTGAGTAGCAGAACTATAACCCCCAACTACACTAATGGTTAAATCTGTGATGTCGGCACCAGAGCCAGTGTTACCTACAGTTCTGGTGTCGGTAACACACTGGATTACACTACCACTAGGCATCTGTGCTGATGGTAAGTTACCAGCAGTTAATTTTGATGCAGAGATACCAGATGCAACCTCTGTATTACCAACAGCACCAGCTGCAATCTTTGCAGTTGTTACCGAATCGTCTGGAATTGCTGTAATATCGGCATCAACTGCACCGGCGGCAATCTTTGCAGCATTCACGGCGTCATTTGTAATTGCGTTTGTACCAATAGTATCAATTGCCATTGTTTACCCCTTATGCGATTGTGCATCCAACATTAGATACAGCTGCCCATCCACCAGTTGTATTGTATACTAAGAGTACACTATCACCAACATCATTGAATGTAATTGTTGTTCCGTTTGCAAAAGTTGCTGGAGTAAGAGTTCCATCTCCACCGTCTGCAACCATAGTAATAATTTTCATTTGACCATTTGCACCATTGGCGAGTGTCAGTGCATCTGCACTTGTTGTAGTAACTTGTGTAATTAGTGAAGTAATATCCACTGCACCAGCACCAGAAAGTGCTTGTACTGTACCAAACATTGCACCCATAGTTTTGTTAGTCATTGTAACTGCATGGTCTTTGAAGACAAACTCATCGTTACCAGCAAGTAACGGAAGAGTTACAGTTCTATCGGCCGCAAGTTCTGATACTGCGAACACATATTGGTGGTCAGAAGATGTATCATTGATTTGCGGTAATGTTAAAGTTTTTGCAGCAAGTGTTTGAGTTGCAGTAGTACCAACCAGTTCTTGATTGCCACCGGCAGGAAGTGTCAAGGTGTTTGTCACACCGGCACTATGCGGTTGTGCGATAATCTTTTGACCGTGAGAGTTTTGTTCACAGTTAAGAGTGATTGCACCAGAGTTTGAACCACCACCTTGAATCTCTACTACTTGGTTTGCGGCAGTAATTTCTAACTCACCAGTTGCATTCTGAATACCTTCAGTAGTCAGAGTTGTAATTGTTTGGGAAGTAGTTGTACCACCAACAACACCATTGATTGTAGGTGCAGTTAAAGTTTTGTTAGTCATAGTCTGAGTTGCAGCAAGTAAACCTACTGTGTCAGACGTAAGAGTAGAACCATCACCGAGCTTGGTGTATACTTCTACAAAGTTGGCGTTGATTTTGCCTGCGCCACTACGAAGGTCATCACCTGTTCCGTCATTGGCTGAAGAACCACGCCCGATTGCTTGATATGCCATTTTTGGTTTCTCCTAGAGTATATTTATACCTTTATTTATAAGGTTTGTTAACCATCGTCCATCGTAATTACTGTCTGGTCGAATGTATTTGCTATCGTACTAAAGTCTACTGGAACACCAGCAGTCTGTTCATCAAATTTCTCTGCATTATTATCAAAAGTGACTAGTGTTTCAGAGAAGTCAGTCACAGTTGGAGTTGCACTTGAACTACCACTTTCTGAGAATTCATTAATCGTATCATCAAATGTGATAAATGAATCTGAGAAGTTACTGGTAGAACTAGTTGAACTGATATTAATCTCGCCAGGAGGCGGTACATTAATCCTTGTGGTAAATGCGGCCTGTGGAATATTAACATCACTTGCATCAAACCCCTCTTGGTCAGAATCAAACTTCTGAGTTGTATCATCAAAACTATCTACATTTCCACCACGTTCTGATACTTGATTAATTCTGAAATGTTTGAACTGTTCAATGTTATAATATGCTCTGTCGTTCTCACCACTTCTTGCAGTTCTTCTAAAGTTTGGATAATGTGCAAGTTCTGAATCTGTCAACATGGGTTCAACCGCAAAGGCATACTTTGCAAGGTTTTCCAGAGTAGGCCCGATACCCAAGTTTGCGTTTGCACGAACCACACCAACACTAATTGTATTAATTCTTGTAAGAGTAAGGTCACGTTCAGTGTTAGATAAGATTGCGTCAGAACCAACTGAAGGTGTTGCACGAACTGAAGTTCCATCATCCACCGTACCAAGTCTTCTACCAAAGATAGTTGTAAATACTGTAGTAAAGAGAGATGCAAGTTCTGGTGTGAATGTTCCTTCTGGTACACTAAGGTCACCGGCAGTGAACGCATTTATACCAGCAGTTACAGATGATACAATTGAAACCTCACCAAAGACCGCCCAACCAGCAGGATGGACTGTTCTCTTGATTGCGTTTCTCCATGTGTTAATTGATTCACCAACTCTAACCACATACGAGTAATCTTGATAATAGAAACTATCTTGTACTCTCATCACATCAGATGAAATCTTACCACGTTCACCTAAGAACTCACCAGAGGTTGTTGCAACAGTACCGACTTGTGGAGTGATTGTTGGAGTATCAACTTGAGCGATTGTTGCACTTGCACCAGAGGTTGTGATACTATTACCGTTTGATAAGTTTGCAGTTGTATTAATAGATAACAATTGTCGTGTACTGTCAAATGCAGTGACCGTACCAGTGTGTGATGTTAACACATCTCCAATAGAAAATGTTCCTGTAATATCTTTAATGACGGCGTGTCTAAATGGACTGAACGCTGGGGCCGATGAATAATTAAAACCAAAGTTTGTAATCTCAACATCTTTTACTGCACCAATACCAGAAGTCGAAGTCGGCAAAAGTTTTGCACCACTACCAGAACTAGTTGTAATGCTTGTAACAGTAGGAAGTTTCGTGTAACCAAAACCACCATTAATAAGTCTTACATCTGTAATAGACCCACGTTCTGCAACGGAACTGCCTGGCGCATCACCAAAGGTTGCGTCTTCAAGAACTATCTTAGTTCCATGATATGTGTCGTTCATGAACGACTGAGTTCCATCTTCAAGAACAATATGGTCATCTAAGGACATTCCATATTGTGCGACATCACCAGCCTCAGGCGCTACTGCACCACCTACAACTTGAACCTCAGCAGAAATACCAACACCATCAGTTCCACTATTGTCAAAATTAATTGCATCACCAATTGCAAAGTTTGAACCAGCATCATCAATAACAATATCATTGACAGAACCAGCGCCAACTGTATTGATTATTGCGGTTGCAGTTTGAGAACCACTGGACGCAATGTTAACTTGTTGCCCTGCGGTATAGTATTGTCCTTCATCTGTTGTCGAAACATCTGCATCAGTAATAATAGAGAATACAGTAAATGAAACGTCTTGGTCTGATACGTTTGAAATACCCTTTACGGTTTCACCAGAAACGAATGTTCCTGTCTGGGTATCAGTATCAATCTCAATCTCAACGATATCAGTAAACGCTTCACGAATACCAATTGTAGATACTGGAATTGCAACTGCACCAGAAGTCTGACCTGTAACTGTTTGACCAATAAGTTCTTCAACATTACCAGCGGTTTCTTGAACACGCATAATAGTTCTTGAAGTCCAAACACCATCAGACGCCCGTAACATATTTTCATTAGGATATGAAATAACTGCATCATCATTAAATAAAAGTCTGAAGAATAACTCATGACCTCTTCGTGTACCTTTTGATACATACAAGTCACGAATGCTTTTAATAAGTTTTCTTTTGTCAACACCAGTATCAAGGTTATCGACAACACCATCTAAGAATGCATCTCTAAAGTTGTCAAGGAATTTGAAGATTGTCGCATCTACGTTTGCGAACTCAAGAAGTTGTTGAATGTTCTGTACAGGGTTTGCACGATATGTTTGAATTGTTCCAGATGAATTGGATACCGAACCGTTAACAGTTTCGCCTATGATAAACTGAGTTTGAGATGAAATAAACAAGCGCTTATTATCATCAACGTCATCAACAAGAACAGTTGCAGTTGCACCAGATGTTAAACCAGTGATTGTTTCCCCAACAACAAATTTGGCCTGCGAATCTTCAAGAACAACATTGTCACCATTCTCATCTAAGACAAAGTTGGTTGAAGTTGTTTCTTGAACAAGATAATTATTAACCTCACTGAAAGTAACCTCTGCACTTTCAAGGAACTGATAATACGTTCTAATAAACTGAGAAAATACAGGATGGTCTGCTTGAATAAACTCAGGCAGACTTGTTCTTACTAACGAAGATAATTTATTTGTCAGCGTATTGTCATCATAGGACATTATTAGTATCCACTACTTGTACTTGATGTGGTTGGGGTATAAGAACTAGTTGTCGTGTAACCGACACCAGCAGATGCACCACCACCAGCGATTGTATCCTCACTAGATTCAACTGTTGTGTTTGCAAAGTCAATCTGTAAAATTTGATTTCTTACTGCCACTACATCCGTTGAGTTTGGGGTAACAACAATTCTAATTTTAGAAGAAGATGCACCATCAACACTTGAGATAGAAGTAATGTTCAATGCAGTTAATTCAATAACACCAGTTTTGTAATTAATAGTACCAGCAGTTTCATCTTGATATGTGATTGTTGTTCCATCAGTATAGTAGAACATTCTCACAACACCTTGACCATTATCATTCAAGAACATTTCATTTGAATTACCAGAAATTTTAAATCCAGTAGAAGACAATACACCACCCTCGGCAGATGCATGACCAGTGTGTGGATTGTAGATTGCGTTGTTAAATTCTAAAGTATATTTTGTATTGACATTTAGAGAAGGTGTGATAAACTGTGAAAGTTTTACTGTTGTGATATTTGATAAAATTGAATCATCAGTATCATCAATCAAACCTGTTACTTGTGAATGTCTAAAGACGCCATCAAACTTTTGTAAGTTTTCTGTGTCATAATTTTGCAGTGACTTAGTAACATTACTAATCAAAGTTTCAGATGTCTTTGTTGTGTTCTTCTTGTTGAATTTAAAATTTACACCAAGACGAACAAAGGTTGTTATAGGGTTAACGATAACAGGAGTCACAGATGCAATTGCATAAGTTCCCTTTAAGTCTTTTACGATTTGTTCCTTAGCGGCCGCAGTGATAGAACCAGCAGTTGGAACAATAGAAATATATGTACGACCATAGACAGGTGTTGAGTTATCTTCACCACCCCACACTTGAACTGATTTTGTATTTGCATATACCTTTGGAATAATTGTCTTGTAATCTTCTGGGGTAACCGCACGACCTTGAGCAGCATAGTCTAATGGTGCATTGAGTTTGATTGATTGAATTGATTCTGGTTCTGCTCCACCAGATGCGGCGGATACAGTTGTTGTTGTAACATTTGTAATACCAGAAATAGTTGCGGTTGTTCTAAAGTTGGTTGCACCGTTTGCTTTGGTTTTATTAGTTACCACATATGATAACACCACTACATTATTGTCAGACAATGCACGACCCACAATACCGTCACCGAAGTAAACCTCAAATCTACCATCACCACACTCCTGTAGGAAGTATACATTAGAAGTTGAACCGACTTGAGTAATGTCTGTCGCAAGTGTATATGTTGTAAAGTTAGATGAAGATGCAGAATCGAATACTTGAACTTTTAGAGTTGTCGTATCTGCTCGGTCACTTGTAAGTTTAAATTTTTGGTCTACGTTTTTTATATCAACAGTGTATCTGTTCTTTGTGAATGTTCCCTCATAGATTGGAATATTTGAAAATGAAAGAATACCATTCGCAACAGGTATAGTGACTTCAGATATTGTTACGAACTGATAAGACACATCATCAACACTTGCAGTGAAAACTGTTTCTGCTGGAATTGTTGCAGTAGTTAATGTTGATGGGAAACTATTCAGAGATACATTGATTGTACCAATCGGAGCTCTTGCAGAGTTTGGTGTGTATCCTAAAGTCTTTGCATGAGAAACAACAGACGCACGAACCGAAGCGGTATCCAGAAACATTTCGTTTGCAGCCATGTTGACATTCATTGCAAGGTAATGTGTATTATATGCAAGTAAGTCCATTAATGCATTGATACCAGAACCTTCAAAATCATAATCCGTAAACTCATCTTGGTTACGCATAAATGTTTTTAGATTCGTTTTGATATCATCAAAATCTAATTCGGTGACATTAAGTCTTTTATCTGTGCTTGCCATCTTATCTAATTCTCTCTAATGTGAATGATAAATCTTGAAGTTCGGCAGGAGCATTCTGGATATAAAACTCCACTGTCACCTCATATTGATTGTTATCAAATCTTGGTATAACTTCAACCCCAGCGAGTAACGCTCTAGGTTCAAAGTTTGTAATTACATCCTCAATCTTTCTTGCAAGAGTATTTGCAGTAAAGGGAGTCATGTTCTCAAACAAAAGGTCACGAACACCAGAACCAATCTCTGGATGAAAAGGTTTTTCAAAGTGACCATACTGAACAAGGTTTCTTACACTTCTTTTAACAGCGGCCGCATTTGACAAAGGCACCAAATCTCTTTTGATAGGATGTTTTGTAAAGTTAAGATTTAAATCTTTGTACACCTGTGCATTACGATTAGTATCGTTTGTTGCCTGTGCATCTCTGTATGCGGATTGTACTGTCATCTTAGTCTCTCTTTTTATTATTTAGTCCGTTTATCCACCAGCATTAACATTTGGTGAACCAGAAGCAGACGCATTCGGCACCCAACTTCCATGACCACCTGTTCCATCACCCTGTCTGTGAACACCAATACCATTTACAAAAACTGTACCAGAACCACCAACTGCTGGGTCACCACAACCTGTCGCATCCCCAATACGAACTGTTGCGGCTCCATTAGTATTTACATTTGAAGAACCAGATGCATATGCGGTTTTGTGAAATGGATTTGGTGTAGGACTTGCGTGACCTACATGACTATCTAATCCTACTCTTGTTACTGCGGGCATGACATATCCTAGTTTAAGTTAATAACACCAGCATCAATGTCTACTTCAGAAGAAGCATCCAAGTCTAGTGTTCCTGTTATGTTTGTAGTTTGGTTTGCGGCATATGTTTCAGTAACAGCACCAGTTACATTTTCGGTCTTTGTATCTTTATACGTTTCTGACACTGCACCTGTAACATCTTGTGTTAGTGTTCCTTTGATTACCTCATTGACATTACCATCAACTTGAATATCCCAATCACCTTTAATATAAGTCTTGCAGTTTGAGTCGATTGTAAGATTGACATCACCCTTGACGTTGACAAAGTTTGCGCCTGCAATAATCTCATAGTTGTTTCCTACAACTCTTGTGACCACATTACCGTCTGCATCAATCTCTCTGAATGTTCCACTCTTGTGTTTCTCATAGATACGTTCCGCATATGGTGTGTCATCAAACTCAACAATGTGACCACTCTCTGTTTCGTATGTACGGTTGTATGGATATTCCGTGTTGCGTCTTTTGTAAGGAGCAGTTCTATTTTCTTTTGTTTCTGGATTGCGGCCTGTTGCATCTGCACCTCTAACGGAATCATCCGTAGTCTTTGGTTCTTTCCACGTTGTTGCAGATGGGTCAATGTTGGTTGCGATTGCTTTACCAGAATATATTTCTTTTTCGTTTGCAGTTGGTACGCCTTCTGTTACCGCACCATCACGTTCTTGAATCTCTGTATGAATATTGTTTGTGTCATTCTTTGCAAGTCTGGATACGTCACTATCATTAGTTCGTAAAGGATAAGGCCCAAAGTCTGGTTTGTATTTGTATGCACCTTCACTTTGTTCCGCACTTTCACTACGAGGGTCATTGAAACCAGTGTCAACCTTTTGTGTTTTAGATGGAACGCCTGGTAATGTTCCGATAACAATTGGTTCTTGCATATTATCTGGGTCACGCCAGAAACCTACAACCCAACTACCTTCAACGATAAACGGCATACCTTCACCCAATCCACCCATAGAAGAAGTGGTTGTCGGCATCATAACCCATGCCCAAGGTAAATCCGTTGTTGGAATTTTATTTACGTCATCTGTATGGTATCCAACGCACCGCACACGAACACGGCCGAGTTTATCTGGGTCTTGTCTATCCTCGACAACACCAGTAAACCATATGAATCCATCTCTACCTAAGAAGTTCTGCATATAGATATTTA